CAGGTGTATAGAATACTCCACGCTCTTCACGAAGACGAGCACCAGATACACGACCCTTATAGGTGGTTAGCTCAGTCTTCTGATCCTTAAGGATAGCCAAGCTAGTTGAAGGTAGAGATGTTCTCTTGCCATCTGCATCAATTACAGTTACGTAGTCACCGTAATCAAAAATGTCATCGCTCTGAGCAGGGCTAGAAGTGTTAACCTTCTGCTTTCCGATCACACGGACGGTCGACTTTTCCTTGATGTTGTTTTCGTACTCGACAATCTGTCCGACCTCAAGTGAGGTGACCTTGTCCTTAGATGACCAAGGCACTGCTCGGTTCTCTGGAGTGTCTAGAAGATTCTGCTGCACAGCCTTAGATGCCATGGTAACGGCCATGCTGAAGCTTCTCTTGTCTTCCTCTGGGAAGCGCTCGGCAAACAACTCTCTAATAGCGGTTCTAGCTTCTTCGTGAGTCTGCTCGTCTATCGGTAGACGCCCAAACACTGCACGGAGTCTAGCTTCTAGGGCTGCTCGGTCTTTGTTTTTGTAAGCTTCAAATGTGCTAGGAACTTCCTGCTCTAGAAGTGTTCCATTAACTGGGTTTACTCGCTCGGCGTATCCAGTCGAGTAGTACTTTGCACTTTCGGCGACTGTCTTAGTTCTGCCCTGATACTTAAAGTATAGAGAGCGCTCTAGAACGTCGTTAGCGTGGACAGCTGTATCAAAAGTTGGGCTGTACTTACGGGTCTCTTTACCGGTAAGAATGTCAGCAAGAACCTCTGGACCGTTAGTCTTTCCAATTAGAGACTGAACAGAGTCACGAGCATCCTTGTGTAGAAGTGTCTGCTCTTCGCCAGTGTCCAAGTCCTTAAAGTGGAACATGTAAGCGATCTTCTTTTCACCAGTAATGGCTGCACGGATCTCCCACTCAATGTTCTTGCCGTTCTCGGTAGAAGTTTCACGCATCAGAACTAGCTGACCTCTATCGTTGAACTTAGAGTTCTTGTAGGTGTCGGCCAAGAAGTTTAGCATCGCGTTAGGGTCACGGGGCTGACGAACTTTGCCCTTAGAGTCGGTCTCTAGGGTAGCTTCACCATTCTCGTTTACAAGTGGGTCTAGCTTAGTCTTGCGCAAGGCCTCTAGTTCTTCAGGAGTAAATTCCTGGCGCTTGATTGTTTTGCCATCATCTGCACGGCGCTTAGCCGCACCGATCTTCTGAGGCTTAGCTGGAGTTTCAGGTACTTCGGCAGCTGGAGCTTCCGGGATTTCAGGAGTTTCGGGTGCGTTCGGGGTGACCTCAGGGGCGGCAGGAGTCTCGGCCTTAGGTGCTGGCTTTGCTGGCTTAGGTAGGCCCTTCTTACCTGAGACGACAGAGTATTCCTTCTTAGGGTCAATAGGGAATAGTCGAGTGGCTACCTGCTTGCTAGGGTCTCTCGGGTCCTGCACCTGTCTAGTGACTGGGCGACCGTCTGCGGTCAACAGCTTCATGGTTTTAGCTTCAAAATCAATGTCTTCGATAGTGAAGTCGGTTCCATCATTAGAGCGGATAACATTTCCGCGGTCAAGGCTGAATCCCTTAACTTTCTTAACCTTAGACTCTGCTTCTACCTTCTGGATAAGCGCATCTAAGGTCTCTTCGGTGTCACCATTGTAGGCAACATCGGCAATAACTTCTGCAATTGGGTCTCTAGGTGCGAGCATTTCAATGACTGGCGAACTGCCCGGGAAAGGAGTAATGGTATCCATGCGTACGTCGCCGTTAGGTTCGGTCCAAAATCCTTGTTGCCAGGTACCGCCGATCCGTTGAAACCCTGGGGTGTACTTAGCTTTCTCACTTACGCCCGCGGGGCGTTTAGGTTCAAATTTTTGAGAAGGTAGTTCTTTGTCATTCTTGTATGGATCCTCCGGGAAAATGTCCTTGGAGGCACTTCTGACCTTCGGCTCTTCCTCTATTACGGCCTTTTTAGTTTCGGCTGCAGGGGCATTTTTTAAGAGCTCTGCTCTCATCCCGTCGATTAATTGTTTGTGGTAGCGCTCGAACTCTGGCCCGTCCTCAAGCGGGTTGCCGCCATCTCCTCCAGGATTTAGCTTTAGAGCATTTATCTCTTCTATTTCAAGACCTCTGCCAAGAGCTTTTTCTAGAATTCTCCGCTTTTGATCTCTCTGAGAGTATACAGCCCTAGATTCTTTTCTCGGGTCTTTCTTGATCTCTACATTTGGGGAGCGCTCATCTAGCCACTCTACCCATTTGTCGCCGTATTCATCGTCTTCTTTTTGGTCTAGAACATCTTCCGGAGTTAGGTCTGGTACAGGCCTTCCATCGAAATCAGGATTAACGGTTTTTGATTCTTCAGCTTCTACAGACTTCTTGTATGCTGCCTGCTCTTTTGCCTCAGGCGAGTCGATACCTTCATTGATAAGGCGGACGTCCTCGTCGGTGATGTCAGCTCTTTCTAGCTGATCAAGAGTTGGAAGAGTTGCTTGCTGCTCTTCACTAATCTGTGGTTTGTTTTCGATGCCCTGCTCTTTTAGGACTTCGTCCGGAATAATAGCATCTGCAATTCGAACGTTAGCTGTGTTAGCACCATAAATACCGTCGGCAACACCTTCAGAGTCTTTGCCCTGGATTAGAACACGAACACCGTCAGGGGTACCAGTAGAACCTACAGCTCTTCCGGTTACGCTAGCAGTTTCGCCACGCTCGTTCTTGTAGAACATGCGAAGTTCTGCGCCCATTTCGATCCACTGACCAGCATCTTCGCCAAATTTTTCACGTGGCTGGACTCGCCAAAAGCCTTTATTAGCACCATCATTGAACCCAATGGATGCTACTAGTGAATTTAAGCGCGTGTGCAGCTCGTTAGGCATGGATATCCTCTACAGATAATAATAAAATCTAAGTAAAATTTTACCCTATTAAAATTTAGTCGACTTGTTGGTAGCGCTGAACCGCAGTTTTTAGTTGGTTCGTTGTGGCCTCCGACAGGCTTCCGCTAGAGATTAAAACCTTAAGTCGGGTGCTTGAATGCAAAGAATCTACATAATCAGACTCGTTGCTAAAGGCATTGATAAGGACCTGACGACCAGAGTTATCTAGCTCTGGAGCGCCTGACACCCACACTAGTGAAGCAACTAAGGAAGAATCCGTGTCCGGGTGGCCCTCAGATAGCAAGTCAGCATACATCGAGAAGTCTTCGCCGTCGGCTACAAGACCGGTGGTTGCATATTCAGCAAAAGTGTGGAGTTCCCACATGATTGCAGAGTGAATGTCTTCGCACGATGAGAGGTAACTGTACTTGTCGCAAGCTTTTCTGGCTACCTCGTACGCAGCTTCCTTGCTTACGTGGCGTGACACACCGAAAGACGAATTAATGTCGTCAATCAAGTAGTTAATGGTTGCAGATGATGGCACACAGTTAGGAACTTTATTGCCGTTCTTCTTTTTCATACCAACCTGAACATAGCCATCCCAGCAAGGGTCGTCTTCACTTTTTTCAAGTTCTGCGGCTGCAGTGACTGCACCGTCTGGAAGTACGGCAAAGCGGCACAAGCCGCCCTCTTCTACTGCAGCAGCAATGATTGAGCAACCATTTGGTGCGTTGTAGAAAACGCAGTTTCCGCACTTAACGCCAATCTTGGCGTTCTCTACGTTTTTCTCTGCGGAGTCGTATCCAGCCCAAACGCCACTATTGTCGTCGTTGAACTTACCGTACTTTTCTACAATCTTGAGCAGAGCATCGGCGAGGTCCTGCTCTTCCGGGACAAGCATTCCAGCTGCCTCAAGCGAGGCACGGATGTCTTGCTCTTTTAGGTTCTCTACAGGGGCTGCGTGACCACCAGAAGCCTGAAGAACTTTATCTAGGTACTCTGACATTAGCGAACTCCTAAAAATGCCTTGATCTGCCAAATCCACTTAGAGTACATATCCATGCGTGCAGCTAGGAAGTCCATAAGGCCCTGAAGTTCACAGTGTTGAGCAGCTCGGAACGCTTCGTTGTGGCAATCATAGAGGTGTTCCATAATACGCAGGGCTGACTGTAGTAGGAATCTGCTTGAAGTACCGTCTTGACGCTCTTCCTTGATACATGACATCTCGGTGAAGTCTGTCAGCAAGTACGGAGCCGGGAAGCCGACCTTTAAGATGTTCTCTGCTAGTTCGTCAACAGAACCATCTACGTCTTCATATAAGGTTCTAAAGAATTCGTGGTACTCGCCGAAGTCTGGTCCCATTACGTTCCAGTGGTATCCGTGAAGGATAAATTTTGCAGTAACTACATCAGATAGCACTAATGCTAACTTCTGCGCTACATCCGTCTTGTTGCTTTCCATATTATGCCTCTGGCTCTGCTAGTCCTGTAGCTGGCGCTCCAGGTGCGGGGGCGGCTTCTGGAGATCCGCCCTGTAGTAGTTTGTCGATCTCTGGTGGAATCTCTGCTCCACTTTCTTGCATTTTTGCTGCACGAATTTTTTGCATAAGGTCTGGAGCAACAGCACCGAGCATGCGCTCAGTCAGCTCGGGGCTTACCATACCCTTGCTCATGATTAGTCGAAGTGCGTACTCTGTAGGGTCTGGAGCGTCAGTCTCCGCAAACCCGTGAGCACGACGCCATGCATCGTAGGATACCGCCATCTTGTCGAATCCCATGTCTGCATCCGCAGCACGGTCGTTGCGAGTGGCAACTAGAGATGGGTCGTACCAGATGCAAACGTTCTTCACTTCTTGTTCAGAGTATCCGTTTGCGATTAGGTATGGACGCAAGTACATAACTGTCAGTGCGTCAACGATAAGTAGCATCAGAGGCTCGATGTGAGCCTTGTAGAGGCTCTCGTCTATCTGTAAAGCGTTGGAATACTTGACGTTAGCAAGTCCCGTTACGATGTCTTTGGGAACGTCTAGACCCTGCATGATGCGCTCTAGTACACGGTCAGCACGCTGGGCAAGGGCTGGGTCGAAAGATCGCTCGAACTTGAACTGCTTGATCTTGTCACCAAGCTCTGCTGGACCACGAATGATTAGCGGAACAACCGCGCTCGCAGAATCCTCGTCCTTAATAGGAGTGGTCATCGCATCGATGAGCTGGTCTTCGAAGTCGTCAGCAGCTTCTTCTGGGTTGTACTGCTGGTTGTATTCGCCGTCTTCGTCATATGGGTAATCTGGATCCGGAGACGCAGCTACTGATAGACCGTCTGGCAAGTAGAGAGCACCAGCGTTTAGGCGCGAACGTGCAGTTGCACGGAAAGTACGGTTTAGGAGTAGAAGCTCGGCACAAAGATCTAGCAGACCGCGAAGTGAAGAGTCAGCTTCCTGAGTGTAGCGAGGGTGTGCTCGCCAAATGCGACCAACAAAAGCCTTAGGAGGAAGCCCGATTGCTTCCTTATTGCCCTGAGACATCATTCCGCCGCCGCCAACATCGCGACGAGGGTTGATGATGTAGTTTCCTTTTTGGTCAATCTGAAGTTCGTCAACAGAGCGAACGTCCCATGACTCTGGCAGACCAGAACCAACACGTTCAGGGATCTGAACTAGGTAGCATTCGCCAGTTACCTGCAAGTTAAGAGCTGCATCCTTGAGTAGACCCGCTTGACCACCAAAAGCTGAACTCAATCGATCTAGCGCACGCTCTGCAGCGGCTGCTAGACGTCGATCAACCTTAGTTACATCGTCGATAGGGGCAGGCGCTTCGTTCGGGTTATTGATTGCAGCGGCGTAGAGTCTAATTCGAGAGACAACAGACGCAACTAGGTTGAAAGCGTACTTAACTTCGCCGATAGAGTCGTAGTATTCCCATGCTTCACTTTGCCACGAGGTAGATGCAGACTGACGACGAGACTTAAATAGCTCAGCTTCGCCCTTGTCCTGAAGATTTACCTGTGCAGCAGCTGCTGTCATAGGTCGAGGGGTGTTAAAGACCTGAGGCTCTGCGTAAACAATCCCAAAAGAGTCAACTGAAATGCCAGGAGCTACGCGAGTAGCGTTCTTTGGGGCTGAAGCACGCACGTTTCTACGAGTTTCGCTCGGTTTAGCGTTTTCTTTCTTAAAAATACCCAAGAGGGGCTCCTACCTGTTAGCGTTCAGTCCAGGCTGACAAAAGCCCGACTAAAGCAGAAATAGCCAAGACTAATGATACCACAAAGGCCGCTTGGGGTAAAGTTAACCAGAAAATAACTACAAAAATTGATGCCCAAAATCCAGTGCACCAGTTGCAAGTAATCAAATATCCAATTTTTGTCGTTGGGGGAAACTTTTTCCACACTCTTGTGCGAAAACCGTCTGCAATTGCGTCAGTTGTGACCAAATGCGTCAATCTATAGGCAGCAAGTGCCAAAATTACTAAAGTTACTGCACTAATTTCCAATTTAATCCTTTATTGAGCCCAGCGTATTGTATGGATTCCAACCTCGTAGGCGAGATCCACAGCCACAGCCCGTATCTTTCTTGAATGCTATCATCTTTCCCGAAGTCGTGACAACAAAAGAATCTTTTGTAGGCTCCTTAGATGGGATAAATGTTTCGTAGGTCTCTTGAAATACTATCTGAGGGCCGCTGTTTCCGTCTTTTGCCACTACAACATGAGTATCGGTGACTATGACTCGGGTAATCTCTAAATAATTAGACCCCGGAGTCGGCTCAAAGCTTCGCATAGTGGTGACATCTTCGACTTTTCCTGGCCCAATCGCCGCTAAGTGGCAAGGGAAGCGGTCAAGGACAATTTTCATTATTTAACCCTAAAAACACGCCCGGCAGGACGATTACTTGAGGTTGACACTCCCAATTTGCGGTCTGCGAAGCTTTTTGCGCGAATTTTTCCGCCTGAAAAGCCTGGAGGTGGCTTAATTAGGAGTGCAGTTAGCGCGTGAACAAGTGCATCGACGCGGTCAGGTGATTTAGATGAGCTTTCTGGGATCCAAGAATACATCTGAGACTCTAAATCTGGCAGGTATCCAACATGGTGAACACGTCCCTGCTCGTATGCGAGCACAATTGGCTCTGCACGGAGCTGTTTTCCGTACTTTGAGTGCACTTCAAGCACTTTAATGCTTGGATCAATCGAAAGAATGGCATTCTTAACCAAAGCTCCACCCTGGTTAACTTCAGCAACAACCGGGCAGCCCCATTTCCGTGCCATTTCTACTACTTTACGAGCCCAGGTATCCGGTGAGCCGTGAATAGACGCATCCTCTAACACCCAAGCGTTGCGCTTGTATAGGTCGTGATCTGCAGTAGATGCAACTACTACGATGCCGCATTCGTCGCGAGGGTTTTCGGCGACCGAAGGGTCAACACCAATTACGCGAAGTGGAGTCGAGAATGGGTACATAGCTTCGCGAGCTGATTCGACCATCTCTTCGCTCCATAGAGCGCCGTCGACGTCATCCAACATTTCACCATAGAGTTCCTGGCGGGCAAGCGATGTTCCTTCGTAAACGCCAGTAATCGTGTCCAAGTATGCCTGAGACAAGTTACCTGCGTTATCCAGGGTCGAGCCGCGAGTTACTCTTACGTTTGATGGTCTACCGTCTGACCTGTCAGTTCTAGATTCTTCAATAAGTTTGTATAGAAGCGGGACACGCTTCGGGGTGGTGGTAACTACCATTTGAGGATTAGCACCAAGACGAGTACCAACTCGTAAGTTGTCGAACGCGGTCATACCCGCAGCATCTGGAGTCTGACGCCAAGCGGCAATCTCATCGCCCCAGGCGTGAGTGAACTGAGGACCACGGAGTGAGTCAGGCTCATCGGCTGTGAAGAGTGTGGCAGTATTTCCGTTTGGCCAGGTTAGTCGACGTTTCGAAGGTTCGTATAGTGGTTTCTCGGAAGGAGGGGAGACGTTGATAATTCCCGACTCACCTTCAACGATAACGTCACGTACGTCAGCTGCGGTACGAGCAACAAGTGCGAAACGCCGTTGGCCAGTAGTGGTGTATTTTGCCTGTTCACGAACCCACTCTGAAGCTAGACGGGTTTTACCGAAACCACGACCTGCAAGTACAAGCCAGACGTTCCAATCAATACCAGGTGGGCAGAACTGCTCGGGTCTACCCCAGACAGACCAATCCCAGACGAGTGCGTCTGGGTCCATGCCAGCGAGGATCTCGTATCGCTCCTGATCTGGGAGTAACGAGATCTGTTCCATGATGCTTTTACCCATTGTTTTATCTTACCCTAAAAGAAAACCCCCGCCTAGGCAGGGGTATCTTTTTACAAACTTTAACTTGTGGTGAAGGTAGCAAGCATGTAGTAGTCAGTACCACCGGTGATTCCGTTGCTTGCGCATGAACCCCAGTACATGTCGTTCTTACCGCCAGTAGTCTTTACGCAAACGGTCTGCTTGCCGTACGGGGCTAGAGATGGTTCGATGTCAACTCGACGGCCAGTTCCAAACTTTAGCTTGTGACCGTCTTCAAAGTGGATATCTCGCTTTGGAGAGATGTCACCGCTGTCACCTGAAGTGCCGAGCTCGATATCGGTAGAGGCTGCGGTGCCGAGGATCTTTTTGACAGCTAGTGTCTTGGTGGCATCGATTACAGTGTTTCTCTTTAGTACGAGGTTAGCTGAAGAGGATGTCTGACCGATTTCAATAGCGGTTGATCCAGAGGTTGACTCGATGTTGTTGTCAACAAACTTTAGCTGACCAACCTGAAGCTGGTTAGCGCCGTCAATCTGAAGAACACCGTCAGAAACTGTTAGTCCAGCGTCATCGCCAGTCACGTCATCGGTGATGTAGATGGTTCCAGGCCCAATGTGAATTTCTGAGAAGCGCTTCTCGGCTGTACCTAGAGAGCGAGTGTTGTCAGTGTCTGGAACAATGTTGGTAGTTACGTTTAGGAAGTTCGCGTCGTCGCCCTTAAGGTTTCCAGAGTTTACCCACTCGTTGGTGTGGTTGTTCCATGCATATAGAACGCCGTCAACAATGTGAAGGTCGCCAGGCTCGCCAGTAGGGTGCTCATCGATGAAGTCCTCGTAGGTGTCGTGAGCGTCAAGGATCTGAAGGGTTAGACCATCAGATACGGTAACGTAGCGGTTCTGCTCTGAGATCGAATCTTTGTAGATACCGCCAGCAATTTTTACAATGATGTCTTCGTCAGGTGAGATAATCTGGTCAGCGATTACTTTGTATTCTGGAGTTGAGTTAGATGCCATAATGGATGGTCTTTCTTCGCGATAATGTGGTCCCAAGCAAGATTATAGCAGAACCAGCTGGGGGACAATATTTGCAAAGAAAAACCCCCGCGCAGCTCCGGGTGGAGTAGCGCAGGGGTCTTACTGTTTAGCTTTGGCTAGAAACGATCTGCGTTCATAACCTTGGTCCATGCAGCAACGAAGTCGTTGATGAACTTAATGTTTGCATCATCCGAAGCGTAGACCTCGGCGAGCGCACGTAGAACCGAGTTCGAAGCAAACACTAGGTCTGCGCGAGTTGCCGTCCATTTACGTTCTCCATCTTTGTAAGCGTGTGATCCGTAGACGCCCGGCTGGCCAGCCTTAGGTGCCCACGCAATGTCGTTGCTTAGTAGGTTGCGGAAGTACGAGTTGTCTAGCGTACCCGGGGTGTCAGTTAGAACTCCGTGCTTGATGTCACCATGAGTTACGCCTAGAACACGTAGACCACCAACAAGAACTGTCAGCTCTGGAGGGGTCAAGCCAAGTAGGGCTGCCTTCTCTAGAAGTAGACGCTCTGCGATGTCTTCGTGTCCTGGAGCATAGTTGCGGAAACCGTCAGCAACTGGACGTAGGTGGTTGAAAGATTCAACATCAGTTTGCTCCTGAGTTGCATCTCCACGGCCGCCAAGGAATGGAATCTCAACGTGAGTCGGGGTCTGGACGATTACTAGCTTTAGGGCATAGTTTCCAGCGTAAACAACTAGGTCAGCTAGAGAGATCTCTCCAGTGAATAGTTCTCGAACCTTGTTTAGCTTTCGCTGAACAGTGGTTAGCTCTTCTGAATCGTTTACGTCCCAGCTGCGCTGAGGCTCTAGGAATACACGTGCACCATTTGCTCCACCGCGCTTGTCGGTGTTGCGGAAGGTAGACGCAGACGCCCATGCCGTACGTAGTAGCTGAGTCACACCCAAGCCAGACTCGTTAATCAGTCCATCAAGCTCTTCCTGCTCGTAAACAGAAAGCGGCTCTGAATTACCAGGAGTTACTGGGTCCTGCCAGAGCAGAATTTCTTCTGGAACTTCTGAACCTAGGTAACGAGCCTTCGGTCCCATGTCGCGGTGAGTCAACTTGAACCAGGCGCGAGCAAAGACATCAGAGAAATAGTCAAAGTCTGCAAGGAACTTCTGGCAGATTTCGTCGTACTTCTCGTCGCCGAAGCGTAGAGCTAGATCGGTAGTTAGCATGCGGATCTCAACGAACTGGTTCTCCAAGTGCGCGTGAGGAGCAAGGTGAACTTCGTCAGCTATCGGACGCCACTGCTTTGCACCAGCTGGTGATTCTTCAATCTCCCAGTTGTCGTACTCGTAGATTAGCTTGAGGTAGTCATTGTCCCATTGAATCGGGTTTGGAGTCCAAGTAACTTCTAGGCCAGAAGAGATGGTGTCTTCTGAGTGACCCTTGCCCTGCGAGTTTGCCCAGCCGATACCAACCTGGTGGATTGGAGCACCTTCTGGCTCAACGCCAACCTGGCTTGCGTCGCCTGCACCGTGAGTCTTACCAAAAGCGTGACCACCGGCAATAAGCGCAACAGTCTCCTCATCGTTCATTGCCATACGGCCGAATGTCTCGCGGATGTCTGCAGCGGCTAGCTTGAAGTCTGGGTTACCGTCTGGACCCTCTGGGTTTACGTAAATAAGTCCCATCTGGACTGCGGCTAGCGGGTTTTCTAGAGTTCCTGCTTCACGAGATGCATCGTAGCGGCCGTTAGTCAACCACTCGGTCTCTGAGCCCCAGTAAGTGTTGTCTGGCTCCCAAACGTCTGCGCGGCCACCGGCGAAGCCGAAGGTCTTGAAGCCCATGTCTTCGAGTGCAACGTTACCTGCAAGGATGAATAGGTCAGCCCAGCTGAGCTTACGTCCATACTTCTGCTTTACTGGCCAAAGTAGACGGCGACCCTTGTCTAGGTTTACGTTGTCTGGCCATGAGTTAAGTGGTGCGAAACGGTGTAGACCTTGTCCAGCACCACCGCGTCCATCTGAGACTCGGTAGGTTCCGGCAGAGTGCCAGGCCAAGCGAATCATGAACGGACCGTAGTTTCCGTAGTCTGCAGGCCACCAGCTCTTAGAGTCAACTAGGGTAGCTGAAATGTCAGCCTCAACCTCAGCGAGATCTAGAGTTAGGAACTCTGTAGCGTAGTCGAAGTCCGGACCATAAGGATCAGACTTCGGGGAATTGTGGATTAGTGCTTCAGTTGTTAACTGCTCTGGCCACCACTTGCTTGTGTTGGCATTGCTAGTTACGTTAGACGCCCCCTGTGGAACCGGGCATTTTGCCTCGTCTGTCATTTATACCTCTCCTGAATTTAATTTATTTAAAGTTGCGCACACGATTCGTGCAGTTTTGTCAGCAAAAATTAGTTGTTGCTGTTCTGTTGGATTAAACACGCTGCCTACCTCTGGAAATTCCAAAACCTTGGCTTCTCCAGAAAGGATGTCATTAACGCGAGCAGCAACAAGCATCGCAAAGCGCTCTTGCTGTATCTCAAGTTTGTAGAGATCATTTAGGTTTTGCATTAAACGTCTTTAATTAGTCGGTTATCTTTTAGGATCGGCTGGTAAACCTTAGACTTTGCACTCTTTGGTTGGATGTAGCCGTAGCGAGCCAAACGGAAACGGATCGCACCGTGAGTGATGCCTAGACGCTTAGCCAAACGGTAGAGGGTTACGCCTTCTACTGTTCGAGCGTGGTTAAGCAACTCTGTGTACTCTTCAGCTTCTGCGCGGTACTTAGTTCCATTTGCACGAACCTGCTGAGCATATGGCTGAAGTTCTAATAGGCGCTTCAATATTTCTGGTGAAGGCTCTACGTATTCCTTAGGCTTCTTCTCCTGAATTACAGGAGGCTCCGGAATATCAACGTTGAGGATAATCCCTTCCTTGGGGATCTTATCCGCGGCATTAGAGATCTGTCGAATTCGTTCTCTGGTCAAACCGGAAGCGTTTGAGATAGCCTCGTAAGTCCAGTTTGCGTTAACTAATTCTTTAATCAGTCTGTCTCTGCGCAAGTTGTCGGTGATCAACTCGAACTCTGCGTTGATGCTTTCGGGCAGACGCTGGTTCTTCTTGATGTATTTCTTATCATCGCTAGTAGTGGTCATTTTTCTCTCTTTTATCGGATGAAGCGCTTCCTACCGATATTGTTGTTATCTTCGATAAGTACAACACGGTAGTCGTCAGATGTCAAGTTTTCAATATCAGAACCGATTCGAATGTCTGTGACGTGAACCATAGATTCAATCAAGGTAACCATCTTCTGGATCTCCTCGGTTTCAGCTAATTCTGGGCACCATATCTCTACGGCGCAGTCTGTCATTTCAAAAAGACCGCTAGTAGGAATCAAGTCTCTGAAGTCGTCATAGTCGTGAACGCTAAAGGTTCTACTTCTTTGGGGCTGTGGCAATTTAGTCATTTGTCTTTCTGTTGATGGTTCCTTCGATGTGTACGTCATTGAAATCGTCAGGAGCTCCGAGGAACACAAAGAAGGCTGCAATAGACGTAGCTACAAACAGTAGAAACAATAGAGCTGCTATGCCGAGTGCAATTAGGAGTAGTGCCTCTTGCATTAGTAGTCAGATCTGCGCGGAGATAGCGTGGCCAAAGCGATAGACGCTAGTCCAAGTGCGAGGGTCAGATTCGGAGCGATAAACGCCGATATCAGTGAAGCAACAATAGAAGCAACGGACAAAACCGAAGTCCAAACTATTGAACGTAGGAAAAGATAGATGCGCACGTTTAGTCCTCTCTGTTAATGCGATAAATGGTTGAGTCTTTGTGCTCAGGATATACAGCACCAAGAAGTGGTCCAGGGAGGCTCTTCTTGTGCTGGCGGATGCGTCGAACCGTACGGAGGTTGTTGAATAGGCGAGCTGCAACTGGTGCTGCAATAATCGCTATAACCAACAACCATCCGAGGGTCGGAAGTAAGGTTTCAAGATTCATATCGTTAGCATATCACTAGTAGCGGATATGTGCAACGTTTGTACTATTTAGATCTCGAAGTTGGGGTCAGGCCCTTTAGTTTACTTGTCTTGCCCTTCAGTTTGTCGAAGAACTTTGGCTTCTGTCCGTACTTTGCCCACTCGTAAACAAAGATGCAAGCGGCAATTAGAAAGCCTAGTGACTCTGCCTGAACAATGTAGTACGGGGTTGGGTCAATTAGGTAAGTGTCCCAAGGGAAAGTGTAAGTGACAACAGGGAACGCAATGGCGTTTCCGAATACAACTGCGAGCACGATGCTCTTATAAACGTTTTTCATTTTTATCCTTATGTCGTTTGGTACTTGTCGTTTGATGGTACTGCATAAATTTTAATTTGTCAAGTTAGAGAGAAGAGCCCCTCCCGAGAGAGGGGCCCTCTCGGTTTCTAATTATTTGTTTCTACAAGTCGAGTGTATGTAACCTCAACGTTGCCGTTTCCTTTTGCCCAGCGGCGGATGGACACTGTTTCAGTCCGATCTCCTTTTTTACCTCCGGCGTGGATCATCTCATCTGGTCCGATGTAGATACCGGTATGGAAGGCGCTGTTCGAGCCTTTGCGGGTAAACGCCACTATGTCACCAATCTTTGGCTCAGTCACAAACTCCCCCGAGTTTTTCTGTGCTGTAGCGCCATGGTAGAGATTGACTCCAAGATTGCCATATGTCCACATAACTAGACCCGAGCAGTCCCACCCGTCTGGGGTGGATCCTGTTAGCACATACCAGGTCTTGCCAACATATTTTTTGGTTGCGGCTATTGCTTTGTTGAGATTTTTTGTGTCTCTAGCAATTTTCTCTAGACGTGCAATCTCTGCCTCAAGTTCTGCCTGCTTGCGCTCAGCAGCTGATTCGAGTTTGTCCTGTCTAGCTTTTTCTTGTGCTAGCCACTCCACAGATCCAACCTCAGCCTCTTCGGTTGAGAACACTGGACCTGTTGATAGTGGTGATACTTTTACTGGCCCGGAAAGAACGCTCTCCACCCTCACAGGTGAAGCGGTGATCAATTCGGGTTCAACAGTTACCTGTTGGATTGTTGCTGACTCCTTGGAGCTAACACCTTCGTCTGTCAACTTGGCGAATGCTGCCGTAGAGCTTGTCATCACTAGCGCGATTACGCTAATTGAAATGAACCTTTTTTGCATTGGCGACCTACCTTTCAGAATTTGAATACTTTAGTACTCGGTCGTTTCTTGTTTGGGGTTGTCTTTCGACTATTCAGTTATGTTGTTGCACTCTAGCTCAAATGCTCCAGAGATGCTAAAAAGCACACCCTCTCTTTTAGTGAAAGAATGTGCCCTCCGTGTAAAAGGATAGCACAAAAAAGACCCTAGTAAGTCATTTTCTGTTTGTCAAATCGTAACTAGAGCTTAACTCTCTTGTACATTGCTCGGTAGGTTACGCCCGCTGCTTCAGCGAGTTCGCGAATTGAGACGCTATTTGCGTATAGATCTTTGCAGATCTGAGTTAGGCGCTGGTTGGCTACTGCAGGCGCTGAAGTAGACGCCATTCTTGATCTAAAAGTACGAGCTAGAGGAGAAAGCTGCTGTATGTCCTCGAAGGAGTTCTGGGGGATACCTGGAGACACTCTCTTTTTCTGGTATCCAGTTTCAGACACAGCTGCTTTAGGAGATGGAATAGGGGCGTCTACAATATTGGGCTGGTTCTTCATTACCCAGCTGCGGATCGTTGTGCGCGGGCGTCTAGGTTCTAATGCCTCACCGATGCACTGGAGAGACCATCCTTCTGTGTAGAGGGCGGTGACTCTACCAATAAGGGCGTCTGTAGCGATTGAGTTTAGAAGCTCTACCTCTTGCGGCGGAAGCTTCTGACCGCGAGCTGCTTTTCTGGACATACGATTCAGTTTAGTGTGAAGTAGGGGCGTTTATTTTTTAAAAAATTTTTTGGAAATTTTTAGTGCGTTTAAAAACAGGGGGGTGGGGTAGTTTTTTAAAAAGAGAG